ATTGACAACCGTGTAGCAGAAGGCATAGCCGACTGTGCACGCCGATCCTCTCTGTCTAACAATATCTCGACCATGGTTGGATCGAGCCTGTCGTCTAGGGGAAGACCCTTCGGGTTACGACCGATGCCATAAGGCTCCGGTAATGCTAGAGTCCGCTCTATAAGAGCATACTCTCGCAACCCTTTGGTCAAACCTGGATACCACCAGGCTTCGAGGTCTAGCAAGCTGGCCTTTGTGAAAGGCCTCCACTTCGGCAGATGAAACTGCCCTGTCGGAGTGTACGTGACACCCGCGAACTGCGCGATGTTACGGGAGTGGAAGCTTTTAGCTTCGCTAACTTGCACCTTCCAGTGTTTCAATACCTCACGGTATTTAATCGCTAGTTGGTCGTCCAAGATGATAACATCATCACCAAGGACGTAGAAGGCCTCGTTCCACTTATACTCATTGAGTATAAAGAGGAGGATCCCATGTGAGATAGTGAATATAGGAAATGATGGACCAAGTCCAAGCGGTTGGCCTTTCGACCACCGCACCCGAGAACCATCGGGTAATTTCCAATATCCTTCTCTCACAACCATATCCATCAGGCTTAACTGCTTGCGAAGAGGTGATCCTTTCCCATTAGGGAGAAGGATCGTTCTTGCCACAAGGTATTGGAACTCCCAAGGAAAGGAGTCCGTTGCCTTGGACATATCCACAGAGTGGACCTCTTTACCAGCAGCTAGGGCAGAAGCCACGGCTTTATCTGCCTTCCGTTGCTCAAGGGTACAATCCCAAGGGAAGTACTCTAGGCTCCTCAAGGGGTGACACTTAAGCGGCTCTAAGGCACGCTGAAGTATCACATTGGGGAACGCAAAGTAACGGGTTTTCAAGCCTGGTTCGTGCGTTATACCAATGCTCCCAACGACAGTTGAGAACTTAGCTGAGTGCAACGCAATCTCAGCGCCTAACGCCCTATCTAGAAGAGGTTTAAATCTCCGATATACTGGAGATCCAGCTAATTCTAGCAGGTCCGAAGGAAGGTTTTCAGAATGACTCTTCTTACCAGGAAGAGCAACTGTCAATGGTATAAGCGGGCCTCCTCGATTCCGGACTTTGTCCGGGAAGAAGTTAGGCATCCTACGGC